TAAAATGGTGTCAGTATAACTACCATTTTTCCAATTGGATTTTTTTTCATGACTAACAGTACTTACACAATGGTGAAGTTTTTTATCATGACTATAATATCTATCATATTTAACCTTAATAACAGCATCAAAAAATTCTACATCAACATTTTCTATAACATCTGGTTCTTTCCAACCTGATATTTCAAATTCTTTTGATTTGGAAGACCATACAGGTTTACCTTCAATTTTATAATGAAGATTTTCGATCATTCCAACCCTATCAAATTCTTTTTGAATAGTATTGAAATTTTTCTCGTTTTGAAGTTGTTGTTTTTTGTATCTTTCTAATTTAGAAACAAGTCTTTCTTCTTGTTCTTTTGATCTGAATAATTCTAATTGTGACATAACCTTTATTTTTATTTATGATGTAAATATACGAAAGAGGGGTTGGATTACCAACCTCTCTCACATCTTAATTCATATTCGTCTTGTTCAGCTTGCGCTTTAGCCTCTATATCCCAAGCTGTATCAGCTGTAACACAAATTTCTTCTGTACCATTCCATATAACAGCACATTCATCACCACTTAACTCGTCTGTAAAAAATCTTAATACTTGCATAACCTTTTATTTTTAAATTCGCCGTAAATATACGAAAGGCCTCCTGGGTAGCCAAATTTTGATATGACGCTTTTTTATTGTATATTACTCTAATATGACGTTAATATTTATAATCGATGACTAAATTTAACATTATGAGAAAATTAAACAAAATAAGATTATTTTTAGTAACTATTCTTTTTTTATTAGGATGTTTAACATCTCTATATGGTCATAATAAGACTGAAAAAGAAAAGAAAGAAATGTATACTTTTATTCAAAATCAACTAGATAAAGATCAAATTGATCTTAAAACTGCACAAAAAATGTGGGCAGCTTATATTAGATGCTGTAAATAAGAAAAGGGCGTTTTTGCGCCCTTTCTTTTATAATAACTTCATTATTTTTTTAACTGCATTTTTATCTACCTTTATAGTATGATAAGGTATATCATGTTTATCTAGGATAGTTTTGCATAATTTATCTATAATGATTGATTCTTCTAAGTCTTGAAATCGTTCACCATCATTATGTACTGATTCTCCTCGTTCTAATAATATGTTTATACTATCATATTGATTATGTAAATCAATTACTAAATCATGAAATGGTTGTCTATAATATTCAGCAGGATAACCCTTAGTATAATAAGTGTGGTAAATTGAAGAAAATAAAATTGGAGAATCAATTATAATATAATCTACTTTACCATATGCCTGTGCTATTCCTCTATGTTGATTAGCAAATATATAGAGTTGATCTTTAATTGCAGGGAGGTTATTGTCCCACGCTATAGTTTTAGGAAATTCATATGGATTATTACAGCTAATATGGTTTTTCTTAAGCTTGTAGGTTATACCAGCTGCTATGCCACTTTTTCCAATACCGGGGCCTCCAAATAAATTAACTAATTTGCTCATTGAGTAAAGATACTATATAAATAACCACAAATACCTACTACATTTAGTAGAGATAGATTATATGATTTAGTTTTTTGAGTTTGAACTGTTAATAAAGCTAATCCTATTACAGATAAAATTTTACCTAATAAAAAGTTAACAAAAAAGGGTCCTACCATCATACATCCTGTACCAATGAATACGACAAAAATCTTATACAATAATTCTTTGTTCATTCGAATATTTCATTTATTAAATTACCTAATCTTATTCCTGCGTAATACAGTCTTTTTTCTAATACTGGTTGATATTTGTAAACGTAATCATATGAAAGATATGAACCATCTGGTGTGTTATTGTAGATATCTCTAGCCCACCAATGTGATTCAAAAGTCCATTCTAATGCATTACTCTGTTTTATTTCTTTTCTACCATACTTATTTTGTAAATGATTACTCCATTCAGTAAAACTCATTTTAAAATCATCTATTAGATTAGTATCCCATAATACATGCAAATTTGTTTTATTATCAGATCCTTTTCTACCTTTAAATGTAATATAAATTTTAGAACCACCATAATCTTCATACCTACCTGTATGCATTGGTTGGTGGATGTCTCCTACTAAATGAACTAAATATTTAAGATAAAATTTTTTCATTTCCTTATCTGAAGAAGGTGATTTAAGTATAGCAACACATCTTTCAATTATAGTAACTACATTTTCTTCAGGTACATCAGCATCTGGGTATTCTATATCTAATGGTAGATTTACGTAATGCCATTTATCATAAGGTCTCCAATCAGGATTACTCCTCATCTCATCTGCCCATGTACTAACTGATGATAGTGATTCACCATCTAAAATATTATATACAATTTCTTTTACTTCTTCAGTTAATTGTCTTTCTGCAATTTCACCTACTATCCTGTGACCTGTTTTACCCCAGTCTGCTGCTTTAGCAGGCTGTACTAAAAATAAAAACATTGCTATTAAAATACTAATGAATATTATTCCAAAAGTATCACCCTCATTCCAATTTTTCATAATCTATTTAAATCTGTGATCAACCCATTTTTTATAATAATAGAGTCCCATAAATAAACCAACAGCAATAGCTCCATCAATCCAGTTTCCTAAATCTTTAAACCCATGTTGTTGCCAAAGTTCTCCTATTACTTCCATTTAAATAAAAAATGGGGGCCGAAGCCCCCATTAATTTAAAATTTGTATTTGAGCGAAACGTTCCAAGTTCGTCCAAACCCGAACCATACACTATTTCGTACATCTACACCGTTCCAAGTTGTTGAACCTGCTTCAGTGTGAATATTACTATTAGATTCTGCAATATATGTTTCATCTAATAAATTATTAATATTTGCTCTTAATGACCATCCATTATTAGCATAAAATGTAGCTCCTAAGTCTACTAAACCAAATGATGGTAATTGTAAAGCACCAGGATTATCAGGTTGAGTAAATGCTGAATCTGTAATACTATAATCAGCATATAAACCATCTACAAATCTATAATCTAAATCAACTCTAATATTAGATCCAATTTTTTGGTCAATACCTAGTAATGCAGTTGTTTGAGCAGCATCACCTACTTTAGCTCCTTTTAAGTAAAGAGTACCAGTACCAATTGATTGTTGATTTTCATCAAATAATTCTGCTTCGAAGTCTTTAGTATAGGTCCAATCACCTAGAGATAGCATACCTCTTAGTTTAGTACCACCTACTGTATAAGTAGCTTCAGCTTCAATACCTTTGTGAGTAACATCAATATTTCTAAACTGTGCACTTCCATCTACACCTTGTTGGTTAGATAAACTTCTTGAAACAAATCTATTACCCCAATTAGTATTATAGGCATTTACATTTAATTTTAATCTCTTACCAATATATCCATATCCAATCTCAAATGATTCAATACGTTCATTTTGTAGATCTGGGTTAATATCATTTTGGAAATTAGGGAATACTGCATCAAATAAAGGTTGACGATCAATAAATCCAGCATTTACAAATACATTTGATTTTTCAGTAAAATTATAGTTAATACCTCCTTTAAGATACCCACCACCTAAGTTAGCTTTATCTGAAATAGGATTATCTACGTTTGCAAATCTATCTTCTCTTTGAAATTGTTGATTAGATAAACCAACTTGTAATACAGCAGTTATGTCATCTCCGGCATATTCTACTAAACCATTAAATCCTGCCCATTTTACAAACCCAATATTATAATAAGCAATCTTTGCTTCATCATCTCCAATATTAGTACCTCTAAATGGATTAGCTGATACTAAATCAGATGAATCATATAATTGAGTTCCTAAGTTTTGATTACCAGTAGAAGCATATTGAGTTAAACCTAACAGATTATTCATTGCTCTATAATGATAACCTGTATAGTCACGTAAATCAACACCTAATGAATATCTCATTTTACCTTTCTGGATGTTAAGTTTAGAAATAGCTCCAATCCAGTTATGAGAGTTCATAGATGCTCTACGTACTAATACATCTCTGGCATAATCTTTATCATTGTGGGATCCTACTTCATATTGAGAGTTATGAGCAACTACTGCATCATAATTAATAAATCCATTAGCATCACGAGTACCTTTACCATTTTCAAGATAATGTTCAGTTAAATCTTTTCTAAAAGGTAACATATCAATAGACCCTTCATAGTAATTTCTACCTCTAGGACCTGTTCCACCACCTCTACCAGCTGAACCATATAATGAAGTGTTTAATTGTACATTATCTGAAATATCCCAATCCCAGTTTAATGTAGCTAGGGGTTTATTATAGAAATTTCTACGTAAATTCCACTCTTCACCATTTAAAGTACCACCATTTGTGTTCCAACGTCTATCAATTCCTTCTTCTCCGAAGTTTTGATAATCACGTATTGAAACCCAAACATCTCTTTGATGATGCCATTGTCCGGCACCTAAAGCAGAAAGGTTCAAGCTATGAGCTGAACCTTCGGGTGAGTATCCTACTGAGGCAAAATATGTCCATCCTGCTCCTGATGTATTATAAATGTATCCATTACCAGACCATTTAGTTAACAGGTAAGATGAAGACCATCCTTTGTCATTAACTCCTGTATTGTAAAGGGCTGTAGTTTTAATATAGCCATTATTTCCAACCATTTGAGTTATAGATCCACCTTGAGCTTTTTCAGCACTTTTAGTAAAAATAGAAACAGTACCTCCTACTGATGGTACTGCTAATGAAGTGGCTCCTAAACCACGTTGGATTTGGATACTAGATGTTACATCTGTTAATCCTTGCCAATTCGACCAATACACCCAACCATTTTCCATATCATTAACGGGTTGACCATTAATTAGGAATGATGTATTACGTTGATCAAAACCTCGTAGTGAAATACGACTATCACCATATCCCCCTCCTTGTTTTGTAGCATACACCCCAGGGGTTTTGTTCATAATTTCAGGAAATTCTTGGTTTCCTACTTTTAACAACACCTCTTGTGCTGAAATTGTACTTACGGCAATTGGTGTCTCTCTTTCTTTAGCGACATCAATAACACGTGAAGATACTACTACTTCTTCTAAATTTACATCTAAGATAGTTTTAGATTCAGTAGATGATTCTTGAGCGTAAGCTCCAATTGCTAAAAATATTAACAATCCTGTAACGAGTTTTTTCATTTTCGTTGTTTTTAGATTTTAAAATTAAACAAAATATAACTATTATTACTACTAATCAACTGTAAATATTATCCATCACAGCTAACACAATCAGCTTGTCTAGATCCTAAATCACCTTTAATGACTGAATCAGTACGAAGGTAATATAATGTTTTTACTCCCAACTTCCAAGCCTCTATATGAACCTGATTTATCCATTTTGGTGAATCATTAGGGTCAAATGAAAGGTTTAAAGATTGTGTTTGATCTAGATATCGTTGACGAATTGCTGCTTGACGAACTAATTCAAGTTGATTAATTTCAGGGAATGTTAAAAACAATTCCTTTTCTGATGGATTTAAAACATTATCAGGTAAGTTTTGTGCTGAACCTCCATCGGCTAGCATTTGATCCCACCATTTTTCTTTGTTTTCTCCTTTTTCTTCAAGTATTGCTTCTAATACTTTATTTTTACGAATAAATGTTCCTTTAGCACCGTTAAATGTGTAAATATTAGCAGGTAATGGCTCAATACCAGCAGAAATACCACCAGTAATAACACTGTTCGATACAGTAGGAGCTACAGCAAGTAAATGCGTATTTCTCATACCAGTGCCTTTACACCATAGTGGTTCTCCATATTCAGCTGCTAAATCTCTTGATGCTTTTTCTGCATCATTTTTAACTTTAGAAAAAATATTATGTGTATAAGCTGTAGATGCAATTGAGTTAAAAGGCATTCCTTTTTGCTGTAAGTAAGTATGCCACCCCATTACTCCTAAACCTAATGCTCTACCTTTTTTAGCATGAGCATGAGTTCTTTTTAAAGAATCTTTACCATTTGATTTATCTATAAATTCTTGCATTACTCCATCTAAAAACCATGTAGCTAATTCTACAGTATCTGTATCTTTCCACTCATCATATTTAGCTAGATTTAAAGAAGATAAACAACAAATAAATGAATGTTCTTCATCTGTAAATAATGTAATTTCTGTACAAATATTAGTCATACTTACATCAAGATTATTCATCATGTAAGCAATAGGGTTATTTTTATTTACATTATCTTTGTACATAATATAAGGTTCACCCGTTTCCATTCTTGATTTTAACAGTTCAGCCCATAATGCCATAGAATCTTGATCTCTTGATTCTAGTTTGCGCATAAAGTTATCTCCTACAACAACACATTGGTGTAAGTTTAAACATTGTCTATTTGGATCACCTTTTGGTCTACGAATTTGTAAAAATTCTTCAATATCTGGATGTTCAATATCTAAATTAACTGAAGCAGCACCACGTCTTACTGAACCTTGATTAGTTGCTATAATAGCTGAATCATATATTTTACACCATGGAACAACTCCTTCACTAGTGCCATTTCCTGTAATTTCAGTTCCTCTAGGACGAATTCTAGAAACAGAAATTCCAACTCCTCCACCTTGAGAAGTTAATTTCATTAATTCGGCATTTGTTAAACTAATCCCTCTAATAGAATCAGGTGTATCTACTCCAAAACATGAAATAGGTAAACCACGATCAGTTCCCATATTAGATAAAACAGGAGACGCTAAACCTAACCACCCATTCCATATAATTTTAAAGAACTTATTTTCAAGTTCTGGTTTTTTAAGTCTAATTGCAGCTGCTTGTGCTACTCGTCTATAAGCTTTTTTAGGTGTTTCTCCTGGTAGTAGATATCCTTTAGAAATTGTTGCTAAAGAAATTTCATCCATCCAATTAGGATAATCTTTACCTGATTCCCAGGTACTTGTATTAATTGTTTTCATTAAAATAAATCATTTGCGTCCCAATTTTGGGCACCTTTACTATAATTTGTTACTCGACTTGCAAAAAAATCTGTATGTTGTTTCCCAGCTGATAGTGAATCAAACCATTTCATTCTTTGTATTGCATCAGGATCAATATCATTTACTATTGCACCGTAACCTAAATCACTCATTTTTGTATTAACTCTATGTTTAATAAATGATACTAAATCATATTTTGGGCAACCTTCTAAATCTCCCATTTCATATACTTTATTAATAAAATCTAATTCTAATTTTAAAGATAATCTTGCTGCTTCTTCTATTTCAGCTCGTAATTCAGGTGTATTTAAATCAGGATTTTCTTCTAATAATTGTCTAAATAACCAACACCCTGCATTTGAATGTAATGATTCATCTCTAATACTCCACTCTACTATTTGTCCTACTCCTTTAAGTAAGTTTCTTAATTTAAAAGACAATAAAACAGCAAATGACGAAAATAAATTTACACCTTCAGTAAATGCCGAAAATATAGCTAGTGATTTTGCTCTAGCAGACCAATCAGGTGTTCCATCATGAGCATCTCTAACATCCATTAAATTTTCAATTTTAGCCATTGTAGATTCATCTTCTAAGAATTCACTAAAATTATCTAAACCTAAAGTTTCATTTAATAAAGAATAAGCTTCAGCATGGATAGTTTCAAATGCTCCAAACGTAACACCCATTTTAATAATTTCAGGTTTTCTAAACCAGGATGTTACTAAATTTGTCCAGTAGTCATTTACTACTGTTTCGGTTTGGGCAAAACCCTTTAAAATAGAACCAATAATATTTTTTTCAGTTTTATTTAGGTTTTGTTTCCAATCAGTTATATCTGACATCATGGGTACTTCTGTATGTAACCAATGTGCTTGTTGTTGTTTTAACCAGTAATCTGATGCTTCTGGGTATTCAAAGGGTTTGTAAACTATTCTTTCTTTTTTAATGTCTCTCATAGATTATTTTTTAAAAACGGGTCAATAACTATAGTATATATCATGAAGGGATTGATGAGTTTTGAAAGAAATTATTAGCAAGGGGAGCTAACTGTTTTCTATCTTGTTCTGTTTTCTCGTTTGCAAATACTGGTTGAGGATTAGTTGAAGGATCAGGTAATTCTCTAGGGGTTTCATCCATTTCTATATGACCAGTTGCAACATCTACATCTGCGTAATAGGTCATTCCATCCATTCCATATCTATTTTTCATTAAGAAAAATCTTCCTGTACCATTAACTTTATCTTGGGGTAATCTTGATAAAGACATACAGAAGTCTGTAATCATAATTTTATTATATGAACCTGCTGCTTTATCTCCTTCAATTACGTCATCTTTTGCACCTGCTCTATTAACTTGAGATACAGACCATATTGGAATGTTATGGGTTCGGGCTAATGCTTTAGTAGAAACATAAGTATTATCAAGTTTTTCTTTTTCGTCTTTAACACTGGTGTTGCTTTTTAGTAAATCAACATAATCAATAAGAATCATATCAGCAGGATAACCTAAATCAGTCATCTTTTGTAGATGTCCTTCAATAGTATTTATTGATGCTTCTCCAGGTGCGTATTCTTTAATGGTTAATGTACCTTTTAAATTATCTAAATAATTATTAATTTTCTCTTTATGTAAATGCACTACATTTACAGGTTGTTTAATAAAATGTGCATCATATCTCTTACCAACATAACCTTCAGATAATTCTAGGGTATAATGAACAACGTTTAATCCTAATTTTACGGCATGTGCACCTAAAGCAACCATAGTCCATGATTTACCTCCACCAGGTGAACCAAATATTAGACCAAAATCACCTCCACCTAAACCACCCATTAATTTATCATTAATAATAGGCCAAGGAGTAGGTATTACTTGACGATCTTCTTCTTTATAACGAGATTCTACATCTTTAATATACTCGTGTCCTATATTTTTATCTTGTCCTGCTTTTAATGCATTATCAATTGTAAATCTAATATCATCAAACATTCCATCTTGAAGTAAATCAACTGATTTAAGTAATGCTGATTTTAATGATTGGTTTTTACAGAAGTTTTGAAATTCTTGTTCAACATATTCTTGATCATCGTTTACCATTTTATAAACTTCTCTTAATTGATCAATAATTGCTGTTTTTAAAACATCATTATCTAATTTTTTAACTTCAATTTTAAGAAAATCAAGTGTAGGTGTAGTATGAAACTCATCAAAATATTGTAATGCTTCCTTTACTAACCATTGATGTGCTTGATTTTCAAAATAAGAAGGTATAATTACATCCCTAATATTAAGTAAAAACTTTTTATTCTTTAATATAGAATGTATAACTTTTACTTGAAAATGAGGTCCGTATTGGGATAATGTTTTTAATGTCATAACTTATTTAACCTTGTAATTCTGAAGATACGTAAATACCTCTGATAACCAAAATTCTGTATTAGGTATTCCACGACCTAATAAATCTTTTTCATACATCCCCAAAAATTTAGACTTATTAAAGTTATAGGGTTTAGTTTCTATTAATTCATCTAATTCCTTTTTATCAGATTCAATTAATTCAATTTCTTCTAAACACATCAACTCGTAATTTATTTCAAGTTGACTTTTAAATAAATGGACATTACCATAAATTCCATGTTCCTCTACTTTATCTGTAGCTTTTTGGTATGCTTCCTGTAATGTAAATTTCTTTTGTCCTGCTATTTCAGGAAAATATTTCATTAATTTTTTAGGACCTAAACCTTTAACACCGGGGAGGTTATCTGATTTATCACCCATTAGACACTTCATTGTAATAAAATTGTAAGGATGCATTCCATATTGTTCAAATACATCATTAGGTCTATAGAATTTCTTTTTAATTGGTGAATAAACTGTAATTCGTTCATTTACTAACTGTAGAAAATCTTGATCAGCAGAATATATTATTACATCATCCTTTAATTTTTGAGACAAATATGCTATAGTATCATCTGCTTCAATTTTATCTATAATTGAAATATTAACAGGTAAAGTTTTTAGATAATCTAATAAACGCATCATTTGAGTACCAACCGATTCAGATTCTTCTTCTAATGTAGAAAATACATTAAAGTTAGTAATTCGTTTTATCTGTCGATTTGCTTTATACTCAGAATATGTATTTCTTCTATTTGTAATATTTCCTTGACCATCAAATACTAAAATAACTCTAGTAGGTTGTATTAACTTTATAGCATAGCCTAAAGACTTCATAAACCCAACCAAACCACCAACATGATTACCTTGTGGATTAATGGCAGGAATCATTGCAAATGAGCGTAAAAAGGTATTCATTGAATCTATTAGGAGCACCCTGCTATTTAGGTGCAGGGGCTCCAGAGTAGACTCCTCATGCAAGTTATTGAGAATATCCTGATGTGTTTTATCCATTTGATGAAGAAACTATACCTTTAAATTCTTCTTCATCTGATCCTTCTAATACTACTTGAAATGGACCTTCACCTAAAATAGCACCCCATTCATTTTTATGTAATTCCTTATAACTTTCTATATCTTTTTTAGTATCAGATATAAATCCGTGTGGGGTTACTACAATTTTACCAGTAGTTGTAACACCTGAAATGTGGTTTTTTTCAACGGCTACTTTTACTTTCTTAGCCCATTCTACTTTCTTACCATCTTTTACAGCATTAACTTTTAAAGTTCCAGCATTTGAAATGTTACCAAAGGTTACAATTAAAGTTGAATCAAAGAACATTGTATTTCCACCTTTATTTTTCATAATAGGGGGTGACATTGGTCCAATTGGTTTTTCAACCCAAATCTTATTAATTGCTACTAATGAGTTAGTATAGGGATAAGATTCTTTACGTGATAATAGAATTTCTTGGTTAATAAAGTTTCCAAATTGGGTTGACATTGCACCAGCATTCCACTCATTATTGTTTTTAGCTTTTTCAACTGACATTTGACACGGCACAGATCCAATTGAATCCCATAAAAATACCATATCCATTGGTAAATTACCTTTTCGCTGTTCATCCATTAGATCTGCCATGAATCCTGCGACAGCTTCAACAGTACCTAATTGACCTCTATCAGCATAAATAAAATTACCATCTACACTAGTAACTTGACCATTTTCGTCTTTTTCCAAATCAACTTCTAGACCCATCATCATAGCATGTTCCCAAGACCATTTCATTTCCGTAACGATAAAAACAGGTAAAATTCCCATTTTTTGAGCATTAACAGCTACTTCTAATAAAGCTGTTGTTTTACCTGAATCTGAATGTCCACGTAATAAAGTAATATGGCCATGAGGAATACCAGGTAATGATACCATTTCTTGCCAAGCAGGAGATAGTGGTATCCATTCCTGTTCTTTAAAGGTGTTGTTTGAAGTTCCTAAGCCTTTAGCAGCTTTGAACTTGTCAAGGGAGAATGTTCCCTTAACAGACTTAGAGATATCGCCTCCAAGGCTTGCTTTTTTTCTAGCCATAAAAATTAATCTTTAAATAAGTCGTCGAAATCGTTATCACTTACTGTCTCTTTTGTTTTAACATTAAGTGTATAACCTGTATCCTTGCTTTTGTTTCCAAAATCAGTAGCAGGTCCATCTAAAATACTACCTCCACTTGCTTCTTCAGTAGATTCTTCTGGGTTTAACCATTCTTGAAGTGCCGTTTTCATTTCATCATAAGAATATTTCTTATAATATTTCAACAATTCAGGTTGTTCAGCTAACCATTTTTCAACCAAAGTATTATCATCTGATAATGGTGATTGTTTTGGTTTTACTCTAAGTGATGTTTGTGGGTAAGGATTACCTTGAACTACTTCTACTGTCATATCTAAACCAGATACAACGTCTGTAAAGTCGCCATAATCTTCATCAGCAGCATAACTAAGTAATTCTTGATATACTTGTTTTCCAAATTCCCAAAAACGTACTCCTCTATTCTCTTCACCTCTAATTACAACGGGAGCAAATACTCTCATTTTAGGCTCTAACTTTTTAGCTAAACGCCAATTTTCAGGTTCAGATGTTTTACGTAATTCTTTTGAGAACTCTACGATAGGATCTTTTTCACCATAATTAATTGGTGAGATCATCGTTCTATTTCCAATTCCGTAGTGAAAATACACTTCAGTAAAAGGATTGTCTTTGTTTTCCTTAAAGGGTACAAATCTAATTTGTGATTTGCCCATAGGAGCTTTCCAAAAATACTGACTTCTGTCAAATTTTTGATCTGATTTTTGTCCTTGTGGGGACTGTAGTTTTTCTAACTTGCTTGAGATTAAATTTAAATCCATAACTATTTATTGTTTTTAATGTAACTGTTAATAATATAATAACCCTCTATTAGGTAACCAAATTAAAAATTAATTATTTCGTAAACTTTGGTATCTAATTTTTTTAACTCGCCACTGGTTGTAAGTAAAATACAGTTGCGGTAATCTTGCCAATTTACTCTAAAACTTTTATCTAATTTTCCTCCATTTAATGAACAAATTAAATCATTAAGTGCATTAATCGTATATAAAGTATTAGATTCTTTTTTTCTATGTAAAAGGATAGTATTTTCTAATATGGAATCTGCCATATTAAAGGAATCTACGTTATAGGTACACACATATTCCTTAGTTGATTCCACGTACAAAACAAATATTTTATTAAATAAAATATCATATTGTTCTTTTATAGTAGCTAGGGTGGAATCTAGTTGTTCTTCAGCTGTAAAGGTGCAAAATAATTTGTTTGCCAAATCGTCAAAATTTATATCGTAATCCATAATAAATATTAAATTTCTTTTAAGGAATTATAATTAGGGCCATACGCAACCTTAATAACATAACCGTTAATTTCTAATAACTTTTTAATTTCTTTTAGTACTTCCTTTCCATCATCAACTGCATAATCGATCAAGAATGAATCGTATGTGTATAATATAACTTTACTTTGTTTATTCTCCAAATATTCTATGACTTGTTTTACAGAAATTACATTATTATGCGTTTCTGCGGACTGAATCACATAATTTAGAATTTTATTTGGTGTTGGGTTTTGTATTTGTTCTTTATCTAGTATTTTTCCTCCAACTAATTCTAATTTTCCTGTAGCGTTAAATAAAGTCCATAGCTTATCTATGTATTCATTCATTGCCTTAAAGAAAGGTATTTCTTTATATTCTTTAAACACACCCCCATATAATTGTTTAAAGGTAAGTTCTTTAGATTTAGCATATTCTTCTTCAGTTAGCTCATCTTTACCGAAATACATGCGTCCTAATTGGGTATGGACAGAGCCCCTGTCTAAGGGAAAATCAATTAGTTTAGCCATGATTCTTACGTGATAAGCGTCGTAATCGAATTCAAAGAACATATCATTTTTAGGAATAAATGCAGTTCTTGAACCATCATTTTTATTTAAAGCAGCGAAGTTAACGCCGTTATATGAGTTTGTAGGGCGGGTGGTGAGGTTATATAGATTATATTTAGAATACACTGTATCCGCGTGGTAAAACCATTCTTTTTCATGGTATTTAAAATGTTTATCGAAATAATCGGGGTGTACTTTTAACCCTTGTTCTTCAATTGATTTAAATACTCTAGGGAAAGTATCGTTATAAAATTCATTTACTTTTTCTGGGATTGTTCCTTTAATCTCTTTAAATATTTTTTCTTCCGTCTCATAAATTTTCGAGATCGGTACCAAGGAATTACAAAATGGTAAATGTCCATGCTTATTATAAAAGTGGGACCTAATAGGAACATAATCCATATCCAAATTTCCATAATTTACGTCTATTAATTTTGGTGAATCGAAGTGATATAAACACTCCTTTTTATTTATAGTATATATTTTTTTATATTTAGATTCTATCCATTCTATAACTTTATTTAAAGGTAATTTAAATGCTTCTGAATGGTTAATAGGAAAAATATATCCTTTACTGTCAAATGTTTTAAAGTATACAAGGCAAGGAGAAGTCAAAGCAGAATGGTATTCGTCATTCATTGGAATGATTCGAATATAGCAGTCTGTTCCGTTACAATACAGCCTATTTAGCTGCTCTTCTGTTTCAACAATATAATACATAACCTTTTATTCATAACTAATATAAATCCTTTAATCGATTTCTTGTCTCTCCTCTAGGCCTTAAACCAATATTCGAATTATTATCCCTAAATGTACGACTAGGAGTAGGGGTTTCCACAGGAGCTTTATAAAATTGTACTAAATTTCTTAAATAAGATCTAATACCTCTAAAGTCCCTATTAGCTGTATCGACTATTTTCTTATTTGTACTTTTTATTTGTGATTCTGTACCTGATATTCTCCAAGTAATTTGAAATACTCTCCAAATAGCATAATTATATTTTCCATCTTTACTAGATAAACTATTATAAGCAGATCCAGAAATTTCTTTTACACGTTGTGGTTTTTCTGTAATACGTTTAGCAAAATATCTATTAATACTACCTCTTCTATAGTCTTGAGATGAGGGAGATGGTGTAAAACTTTCAGGATCTTTACCATATTTTAATAAAGCACTATTTTTAGTATTGATTTCTGAATAAGAATTATTTTGAGGGGTATTAATAACTTGGGTTGTTGATTGTTGTTTAGTAGGATTTGGTATTATTTCCTTTTTATTAGGATCATATTGATCAACTCCAGTAAAAGTTTTACCATCAAAATTTTCATGATAAGGGCCTACATAGGCTGCTCCCGTATCAGCATCAACAAAGTTACTTCCTATAGCCCTTAATCCAGGATTTACTAATTTTTTAGGTATATAAGTCATTTAATATGATTGTTCTGGTCTAATTATTGTTTGTCCTCTTAATGTTGTTTTCCATTGGTTATTATCAAAGGTATGGTTTATAGAAAATACTATAAAAGCTACTAGATTTCTATATCTTTTAGGTAGTCTATTGTTAGGTAATAAAAAAGCATTATATGGTAAAATACCAGTTATCCCATCTATAGTTATACTCATTTCTAAAGGAATTAAAATTCCTCCTGTAAATTTACCTCCAAGAGCTCCACAAGTTTTATTTGTAAGTTGTTGTTGAAGGGTAGCATAATAATTAACTAAAGTATCTCCTACTCCAACATTAATAGGATCTTTATCAGATATAGTATATGTTTTAACTAACTGGTCAAATAAATTTTGTGGGGATCTAAATTTTGATAAATCTTTACCTTCTTTATCTTCTTTGTAAGCATCTTTTATTACAGAAGAAAATCTATCAGATATCCCATTATTTAGTTTAAAATAAGATAAAACATCCTCTGAAAGATTTTTTAAATCTTCACCTGTAGCTTGTGATGCTATCACTATTTGACTAGCTAAATTTTTACTAATTTTAGAAGAATATGAATAATCATAAGCTATGGATTCTTTACCAAATGGAGGTAAGGTCATATACTCAATAGACGGAGGAATATAATTTTCATCTATTACTCTTAAAATTAATCCACATTCATCAGAAACAATTTTAAAATTGTTATTTTTACCTAATGCTTTATTTACCCCATCTAGTATTTTTTGTAAATACTCTCTAAGGTTTGCAACTTTATCTTCTTTATTATTTTCTATAGATGATAAAGTATTTAAAGCAAAAGTTATATTAATTAAAACATTAAATATTTTTCCATCACCTATATTATCCCCAGCAAATCTTTTTGAAATAAAATTAGTTACTTTATCTTTTTTAGTATTTGGAAAGTATTTATCAGCATTAGTTTTTGTACCATTTTGACCTTCCCAGGTTTCTGGGTTTTGAACATCTAAAGGAGATAAAAATTCAGATAATCCAACAGGGCTAGGTTGAAAAGGAATTAAACATATAGAAGGGTCTATAGAGGCTTCTATGGCCCCAGTATTTACTATTGTATTATCGGGATGGTAATCAAGATATACAGCGGGTTGAGGTTCTCCTGAGGTTTCAACAAATATTCCTAAATGTTGTACTAAACAAAATAAATGTCCTAAAGTAATGTAGGTAGGGTTTATAGTACTAAGTCCTAAAAAACCCGTTTTTTGATAAGTTAAACTAGAAGCATATCCTTTATAAAAGTTATAATCTAAAGCCTGTAAATTATCAGTATTAGCACCATTAATTTGGTTAATTACTTGGTGGGCATTACCAAATTTCTGAAATGAATTCCCATTATAAGATACTCCTTTATTAAATGTTGGTCCTGGGTAGTTACAATTTTTATATATTTTAGTTAATATTTGAGAGTAACTAGGTTGAGTATAATAACCATCACCAAATTCGTTTTTTTGGCCTCCTATTTTATTTCCTAACCAATTTAAGGCAGTTTCTTTAGTGTCAGCAGGACTATCAATACCTTTTAATTCTCCTACTCCCCCCTTATTTTGAGGATCAAGTAAAGTAAGTATTGTATTTTTTATAGATATAAGTGCATTTGCCAAATCAGAACCATCTTTTTCTGGAGATTCATCGGGTGTTGGATCATTATTTGGTCCTTTTTTTTTAGATATACGAAGAGCATCCGCTAGTGCCGCGGGTCCCATAACTTTTATTTTACAAGTATAAGATCCATCTGGGTTTGCGTTATAATCAAAATTATAAACTCTACCTACTAGTGCTCCATAATTACCTTCTAATGTTTTTTTCTTAGAATTTACTTTTTGTTGTAAAGCAATAGCACCATTAGCATTTTTTGGAAAGCTAAAAAAATCTATAGGATTAGTATCTTTAGAAGTATCAACTACATTGTTTTTTATATAGGGTTTATGCCCCCATTCTATAAAAACATGGACACCTAAACTCATGTATAATCTACTTAAGATATCTAACTGATCAAGATCATATGCTATAAATTCAACTTCACCTTGTAATAAAGTTTGCCATCTACCACCGGTACTTACACTTAAAGAAGTAATACCGGGCATTGGTTTAAAACCTAGTGGACCTTTTATATAGCTATCACCAAATCCTCCCTTTCTAGAAGCTAAACCACCTTGTAATATATAATCTTTAGCTAATTGTTCATTTTTTTTAGGTTCTAAAGCCCCAGAAGTCATTTTGTACCAACCTGTTCTATTACTTAACCAAAGTAAATCTTTACTATCTCTTGTATTTTTACTTACAAGTTTTTTTCTAGCTTCAAGTTGATCGGTTACATATTTTGGAAATCCTGTACCAATTATATTTTTAAACTTCGCCATAACATTTATCTATTACTATTTAACTGCTCAAATTCACTTATAGCACGTGAGGCATTACTTGGAATTCTTAATTGAAATCCTAAAGGTGGATACATTGTATCACCAGGTAGATCATTAGCTATTGCTATAACCCACCATAAAGTAGAATCTCCAAAATAATCTTGAGCAACTAAATCCATTCTATCCTGATCTCGGGCTATAATATAATAATCCTCATTGGATAAAGTAACAGAAGGGTAAAGA